GGGGGTATAGGTCGAGATGGGTAGACGAGGACCAGCCCCGGAGCCGTCTGCAATAAAACAACTCAAGGGCACGGGTGGATTCTCTGAAAAAGAGCCAAAGCCTACGCCTATAGCTCCCAAGTGCCCGCAGTACTTGAGCTTGAGGGCGAAAAAGGAATGGAAGCGCATTGTTCCAGAGCTTGACCGTTTGGGGCTATTAACAAAAGTAGACGGCGCGGCGCTGGAGGCTTACTGCAACGCTTATGCCAACATGGTAGAGGCTCAGGAGTTTATCAACAAGCATGGGATGATATTCAAGACCAAGACCGGATACATCGGGCAAGTTCCGCAGGTTGGGATACTGAACAAGTCGCTGATGATAGTCAGGGCATTTTGTGCTGAGTTTGGACTAACTCCATCAGCTAGATCACGAATGACAATACCTGATAAGCCCGAAGATGCTGACGAGATGGAAATATTGTTGAGGGGCAAATGAGAATAGAGACTATGCAATTGTCGGAGATCAATCCGGCTGCTTACAATCCGCGTGTAGACTTGAAGCCCGGTGATAAAGAATACGAGCTTATCAAGAAGGGCATTGCCGAGTTCGGCTTAGTGGAGCCGCTTGTGTGGAACCGTACAACCGGGAACCTCGTGGGAGGGCATCAGCGGCTGAAGGTGCTGAAGGAGTTAGGGTACACCGAGGCCGAGGTCAGTGTTGTCGAATTGCCGGAGGGCAAGGAGAAGCAGCTCAATATAGCATTGAACAAGCTGGCCGGTTCCTGGGATATGCCGCTGCTCAAGGACTTGTTGGAAGAGTTGGACTGCGGTGCTGACGACATCGAGTTCACCGGATTTACCGAGGAAGAACTCGAAGGGCTTATGAGTCAGTACCACTTAGAGCCTGAATCGCCAGATAGTGTTGATCCGAGCGATAAACTTGTTGAATGCCCCAAGTGTGGATTCAAGTGGGATATAAATGGCTGATGTAGCATTCTTGGTCTACAGTGGAGAGAAGCAAGCCGGAGGGCTTTTTTATTTTGAGGGGAGAGAAATGAAAGCAGGCATTAGAACTGATGGTCACAGATTTATTATCGACCAGAATACTGGAGCTATCACGATGGATGGGCAGGAATTGAAATGTGTTCGTATGGCATGTTGGGAATGGGGAGCAGACAATGTTCCTGTTCTTACGTTGGAATTTATTGCATGTAATGTCGAGGTTGTTCCAGTTCAGGATGATACTGCTTCCAAGTAGGGACCATGTATGACCAGGCAAAGGCCGACCGTGCTGTTAATTTTATCAAGCTGCTCAAGCACACTAAGGGGAAGTGGGCCGGGGTTCCGTTCAACCTACGCCCGTGGCAGGAACATAAGATTATCAGGCCGCTATTTGGCACAGTCAATCCGGACGGTAACAGGCAGTACCGCACGGCTTATATAAGCTTCCCGAGGAAGAACGGGAAATCAGAAATAGGCTCGGCAATTGGGTTATACCTGCTGTTAGCGGATGGAGAGATTGGAGCCGAAGGATACTCAGCAGCAGCCGACCGAGAGCAGGCAGCAATTGTGTTCAACACAGCCTGCCAGATGATAGAGCAATCAAGCGCTCTGAGAAGACGATGTAAGATCATCCACTCTCAGAAGCGGATTGTAGTTCCTTCCACCAATTCATTCTGGAAGGTGCTCTCTGCAGACGCTTATACCAAGCATGGACTTAATCCGCACTTTGTTATATTCGATGAACTGCACGCTCAGCCGAACAGAGACTTATGGGACGTGCTGACTACTGGATTTGGCGCTCGTCAACAACCGCTGTTGATAACTCTGACGACGGCAGGTTATGACAAGCATTCGATATGCTACGAGCAGTACGACTATGCGAAGAGGGTATTAAGTGGAGAGATTGACGACCCAAGTTACTACTCACTCATCTACGAAGCAGAAGAAGGTGAAGACTGGCAGGATGAACGTGTCTGGAAAAAGGCTAATCCCGCACTTGGAGACTTCCTGCAGATGGATGAGTTCAAGCAGTTGGCAACCAGAGCAAAGGCAGTACCGGCACTCCAGAATACATTCCGAAGGTTAAAGCTCAACCAGTGGACAGAACAGGCTGAGCGATGGATTGACATGGACGCATGGGACGCGTCGGCAGGAAGTGTTGAGTTATCGGAGCTTGAAGGCCAGGAGTGTTACGGCGGCTTAGACCTCGCATCGACAACGGACATAGCCGCGCTGATTCTGCTATTTCCAAGAGAAGACGGCGTAAAGGTTGTTCCTTATTTTTGGATACCTGCTGATAAGATGCACGAACGGTCGAACCGCGACAAAGTCCCTTATGATGTGTGGGTCCGGGAAGGATACATAACCGCGACCGAAGGCAACGTTGTTGACTACGCAACGATTGAGAAGCAGATTATTGAAGCAAGCAAGCGGTTCAATATACGCGAAATCGCTTTCGACCGATGGGGCGCGATACAGCTAGTGCAGAACCTTGAGAGTGAAGGGTTGACGATGGTTCCAATGGGCCAGGGATTTGCCTCGATGTCAGCTCCGAGCAAGGAGTTGCTTACTCGAATACTGTCATGCAAGTTCCATCACGGTGGTAATCCGGTGCTTCGATGGATGGCTTCAAACGTTCAAGTAAAACAGGATCCGGCAGGGAACATCAAGCCGGATAAAAGCAAGTCAACCGAGAAGATCGACGGCATTGTAGCGTCAGTTATGGCGCTTGACAGAGTTGTAAGGCACGAGCAAGAGGGGCCAAGCGTTTATGAGGAACGTGGGTTTATTGAGCTATGAGAATACTAGGCTATGAGATACGTAAAGCGTCTACACTGGCACAACCCGAGCAGTGGGTCATCGACGCGCTGGCAGGCACATCCACCGATTCCGGTGTTGTGGTGAATGAGCAAACAGCGCTCAGGATGTCTGCCGTGTGGTCGTGCATCCGCGTGCTTTCGGAATCAGTGGCAATGCTTCCGCTTATTCTCTACCGGCGCGAAGGCGATAAGAAGACACGGGCGACTGACCACCGGCTGTATTCGGTGCTGCACGACAGGCCGAATCCCGAGATGACCGCTTACACGTTCCGAGCGATGATGATGACCCAGCTTTGCTTGCGAGGTAATGCTTACGCTGAGATTCAGGTTGACCGGTTAGGCCGACCGATTGGACTCTATCCGATACCGCAGGAGCAGTTCACGGTCGAGGTCGAGAGGAACAAAGAGGGCAAGATCATATACAAGGTCACGGACATGGAGACCGGCAACGAGTATATCCTGCCCGACTATATGATGTTCCACCTGATGGGCTTCTCGACCAACGGGCTCCTAGGACTATCGCCTATACAGTTTGCGAGACAGGGAATCGGGCTGGGTATGGCCGCTGAACAATTCGGTGCTGCATTATTTGGCAACGGCGCGAACATGGGCGGAGTTCTTGAAACTCCGCACTCACTGTCTTCTGAGGCTCAGGAACGGTTACGGAAGCAGTGGGCTGAGCGTAACTCTGGGCTAAAGAACGCTTTGAAGACTGTAGTACTTGAGCAGGGAATGAAATACAGCCGAATCGGTATACCGCCTGAAGACGCTCAGTTCATTGAGACGCGCAAGTTCCAGATTAGCGACATTGCCCGAATATTCCGAGTTCCACCGCACATGATAGGTGATCTCGACCGTGCGACGTGGGCTAACATCGAGCATCAATCAATAGAATTTGTGACGCACACGCTCGGGCCGTGGCTCAAGAACTGGGAACAAACAATAGCTTGGAAGCTACTCACTCCGCAGGAACAGGTTGAAAACTACGCTGAGCATCTTGTTGACGCATTGCTCAGGGGTGATACACAGAGCCGTTATGCCGCTTACGCTACAGCCAGGCAGAACGGTTGGATGTCCGTAAACGACATAAGACGCTTGGAGAATATGGACCCGATAGAAGACGGCGATGTCTACCTCGTTCCGCTCAACATGGTTCCAGCAGAGCAGGCTGGTCAGGGCAATACCGAACCATCAAGTGGTGGAGAACCTACGGCGACAAGGTATGCGAATATCCCGAAGTCATTTGAACCGGTATTCCGTGACGCACTGCTTCGGATTATCAAGCGTGAACGGGCTGACATATTAAGAGAAGCACGCAAGCGAAAGGCAGATGCAGAATCGCTGCGAATATGGATAAGCCACTACTACGATTCCCATGTTCGCTACTGTGTGGATGTCATCACTCCGATTCTTGACTGCTGCGATGATACGGAAGAAGGCAAGGCAAGAAGGGCTGAGGAGTTTGGATTAAGGCGGTCATACAAGGCCAGAGACGAGCTTCTGAGAACGCTGGAATCTGTTGAAGGTGACTTACCATCTGCCATAGAGAGATGCTTCGACAAAATGCTTCTTGCCTTTAACGATGATGGTTATGTATTGGAGGCTTTACTGCTTTAGATACAGAGGTGGATTAAGATGCCAAATCCGAATATAGACAGGCGCTCTTGCTCAGTAGAGTTGAGAGCGATAAAGGGTGAAGACGAACGGCAGCATATCAGAGGACATGCTGCCGTATTTAATTCACTGTCTGACGAAATATGGGGATTCCGCGAGCGGATACTGCCGGGCGCTTTTAAGAAGGCGTTGGAACGCTCAGATGTTCGGGCGTTATATAACCACAACCCGGACTATGTTCTCGGCAGGAATAAGGCGAACACGCTGATACTTGCTGAGGATGAGCGTGGATTGGCGGTTGATATCATACCGCCAGATACGCAGGTTGCTCGGGACCTCATAACCTCGATAGAAAGAGGCGACATAGACCAGATGTCCTTTGCGTTTACGGTTGCTCCGGGTGGTGATCGATGGTTCACCGAGAACGGTGTGACGATCCGGGAGATTACCGAGATTGACCAGTTGTATGATGTCAGTCCGGTAACATACCCAGCTTACCCCGATACGGATGTATCCGCAAGAACGCAGGAAGCACTCAGGGAATACAGGTCATCCCAGGACGCAGTCGGTGCGGGCGGTCCTGAAGGTGATGCTGCTGCTGCCAAGGCTCACAGGGCCAGGCAAATTGACTTACTCGAACTTGAGATTATTTAGCTTGGAGGAAAAGCTGTGGAAAGAATCAAGAAACTATTAGAGCAGCGTGCTGCACTTGTAGCACAGGCTCGGAAATACAACGATGACCATGCGGCCTGTCT